AATCAAACGTATTATGCAAATAAAGCTGAATTAGAAGGTAAAGGACAGTGCTGGGTAGAACCAGAAATTGTCTTAGCAACCACTAATGTAAAGGATTTAGATGCAAGATCGTATTCACAGTGTCCATATTCTATTCAACGCAGAATGGATTTGGTTATGACTGTTAAATGTAAAGAAAAATTTCAACGTATTAAGGAGGGAATTCCGTGTGGTGTTGATAGCTCTAAGATTAGAGAATATTACACTACAGATGGAGTTTATGACCCACCTTTAATTGATGATATTTGGGAAATTACAATTGAACAAGCAGTTAGACCAGAAAAGTTAACAGTTGCTGCGACCTACCTACCTATAAAATGGAGGGGTAAGGTTATGGAAAAAGTTTCATCCATCCAGGCTATACAATGTGCTATTGAATATTTTCATGAGCATAGGAAGAACCAACAGGCTTTGTTAGATAGGAAATCTGATAAAGAAAGTTTGGTTAGTTGTCCACATCCTGGGTGTTGCCATTTGAAGAATTATTGTCCAGACCATATGTCTGAACAATTTGGATTTGAAATGAGGAAACATGTTAGACGAGTACGTCAGCGTGTTTTTGAAACAGTTGACGAAACGTCACAACTTAGCGAACAATTAGTACAATTATCAACAGCGGAATTATATGATAGAACCAACAAATTTCTACAGAAATGGGATTGGGTTGCATTTTTACCGTTGCAAGCATTGCAGAATGATGCAAGTGTAACACTTTTAGATTATGTATATAAAAGGAAAACTGATGGTGTTAGATATGCATTCAAATGGTCATACGCTATGTCTGGTCTTTTGACCATGTTATATATTAGTCCAATTTTTGGATTATTGTTGTTATTTTCCGGCTGGTTAGTCGGAGAATATTTAACAACAATGGCTATTCGACATGTAATGATGAAAGAATTGTGTAATCGTACTGACAACATGATAGAAATTGTAAGAAAGAAACGAACTGATTATGCTAAAATGTTGTGTTATGGTTGTGCCTCTATGACGGCTATGTATGCTATTGCTAAAGTATACAATTCGTGGAGAGGTATTGTTAAAGACCATAGTGCGTTGGAACCCACAAGTATGGAAGAAGTCAAAGCTCGAGACCAGCAAGTTAATGTATGGTCTCAAGTTACGCGTAGAGTATTACCAGCTTCAGAGAGCAGTAAATGTACAACTGTTGAGCGATTACGCAATGCAGTGGAACATAATTTGTTATATGCATCTGTTGATGCTGGAGATAATAATATTACTTTTATGGCGAATGTTTTGATGATTACGTC